ATCTATAGTCTTTTCTTCTAACTTATCAAAAGAAAGTTTTTTAAGATTTTCAGGAAATTCAACCTTCTCTGTCTTTATGGGAGGGAAATTACTTATCCTAAATGATTTTGGAAAAGGTTTTTGTTTAGGAAGTTTTTTAGATAAAGCACTCGCTATCTCTCTTGCTAAACCTTTCTTATCTTTTAAAGAGAATTCCTTTGGAAACTTTTTTTCAATTTCATTAGAAAACCCATCAACAAATTCCTTGATATTTTCTATCTTAAACTTTTCAGGAAAATCTCTTTTTTCTTGAACATTAATAGATATATCCTTTAAATTTGATATTCTAAATTCATCAGGAAAATCTTTCTGTTCAAAAGACCTAGCCATAGATTCTACAATCTGTTTTATAAATATGGCTTCCTTTTCTTTCTTATTCTTAATTAAAGCAAGAGTCTCCTCCTTACTTAAACTCATAAATTTTCTTTAATAAATTTAACATCTTCTCTTTCCTTATCTAACGCCGCTTCTTTTGCAGAAAATTTTATATCCTTATAGAAATCTGCTCTAAGTTTTTTAGATTCTTCAACAATCTTTTCTTGAATCCTTGCTTCTGGTACTTGTTCTACCTGCTCAATCTCCTCTAATTTAATACCAGACGTTTCTTCTAGTTGCTCAATATTAGGTTTAACCTTTCCCTCCTTAATTAAAAGATTAATCATGTCAATAACATTTTTCTTTGAATTGGCAGATAGAGGTTGATATGCAAATTTTACAGAAACATCTTTATCAAAATTATATTCTATCAATTGAGGAATAAGATAATGGTCAATATAATCAACAATATTATCCATAAGCCCCATAAGATTTGTATAGAAAATATCAACTTGCGATGTTCCAAGAGAATAAGAACCACCCTTTGCACCACCATAAATTAAACTAGGCAAAAATAATCCTAGTGACATTTCATTATCTAATCTTCCAAGATAACCTTCAAAATCATATCCTCTCATTTGAGATTCAAGATAACTCAATTCATATTCATGCTCCTTTGTATCTGGGTTTCTATCTGATGGCATTGTTGCTGAAGAATGACTTCTAATGCTAGAAACTACATCATCCATAGCTTTCGCGGCATTAACAGTCGTTCCATCTGAATCCTGAATTTTTGCACCAGATGGATATCTACCAAGAACTAAAGGCTCTCCAAATCTTTCATAATACCTATTGGCAAAAGTATGGACCTTCTCACTATACCACCAAGGTTTATAAGCATTCTTCAATAATGATTCTCCATACTGATTACCATTCTCCATCTGATTGACATACCAAAATGAATATTCAGGTTTTATAGTTTTAGTATCACTATCTGTTTTATATTTAAATCCTTGAAAATTACCATACTTATCTAAAATAACAGTACACCTAGATGGGTTTAAATCTTTAATTTTCTTATAAACATAATAATCTTTTCCATCTATTTTTTCTATAGTAAAGACTTTTGCGTTAGGCGAGTAACCATAAATAAAAGATTTTGTTACTGACCTGATTAATTGATTCCAAATTTTTTCCATTACATAGGTAATAACTTTTTTTACTTCTTCATCTTCAGATTTAATAAACCAATCAATTTGCTGAATAGAATAAGACATCACCGCTAAACCAGCCGCAATTTGATAATGCTTAGACATTCTCTTATAAGTAGATAAAGAAATTTCATCTGGATTATAAGCAGCTCCATCAATACGCCAAAAAGACGAAACCCCAACTGGATTTACAATCTCTTTATTTATTTCAATTGGAACGTCTTTTTTTAGAAATTTATCTAGAATGCCCATAATTATTTGAATTCTCTCTTCCCTCCAAATGTTGGAGAAAATGAGAATAATTTTGATATATTAGAATTTAAAATATTAACGACAACACCACACACCGCATCAGCACAATCTTTTGAAAATTCTGGAGGATGGTCAACTTTTTCTCCATTTATTATTTCCAATCTTTTCAACTCATCTCCTAGTAGCTTGTAAGGATGACATCTAATCCTTCCTTCATAAAGTGCTTTCTTAAACTTTTCATAAGGTTCTATAGTTTTATCCATCGACAATGTTTCCGAAAAAATTCCATGAGCTTTTAATGACTGAAGCATATCGACAGAGTTCCATGAATCAGCAGTTATCTTTTTAAAACTAAAACCTTTGCCTTCTAAATAATAGATTAATTGCTTTATTTCTGAAAAAATTATTTCTCCTCCTGGAGGTGCTGTAATTACCATCGCGATATCTATTACTACACGAGGTTCATCTTTTCCATCTATATTTACAAATCCATCTAAATGTCCTACTGAAAATCCTAACCTATCTCCTTTTTTTCTATTAACAGCTAAATCTAAATGGCCAAAATAAACTTTATCTGAATCTCCTTTTATCCCAGCCTTAAATCTTGCAAATGCTTCTATCTTTCTATCAACCTTAAATTCAAACAATGTTTCTATTTCAGGTTCTCCTTCTTTTACAAACATCTCATCAATTCTATCAATAAGAGTAATGAATGGTGCTTTCGATAAACTAGGTCTAGCACCGAGGTCTCTTAATGCTCTTTCTGGGTCAGCCTTAAATCGTTCTTGATATTCTACAGGAATAACTAATCCTTTATATTTAAAATTTTCTCCAGATAATAAGTTCGTGTCTAGCAAACTATCCCAAGTAGGAACTAATTTTCTATACCGATTAGATATGCCTTCAACATTATTATACATCGTCATCATAAATCCCTCGACTGTTTTCGGAGAACCAATAATTCCAAGCATTCCTTTATCTCGAAAACGAGATACGATTCTATCCTTGATAGCGTTATAACCTTCAACTGCATCATTTCTAGTTTTAGTGACAACATAGTCATCACCTTCATCTATTATGGCAGTAAAAATATTATAACCAACAAAGCTAGTATCTTTAGAATTTCCTGGAATTAAGAATATATTTTTCTGAAACTGAAGTTCTGATTTTATTTTTTTATTGTAAGGGAACTTTTTCTTAAACCATTCTGAAATATCTATTCTTGCTCGTAACTCTCCGAACAAAACATCTCGTGCATGTTCTTCATTAATACTCATGAGCATTAAATGAATTGATGAACCTTTAGATAATCCAAAAAAGTTTTGGGGGTCTTTCAGACACGCTAACCTATATAATTGATATGACAAAACAATTGAGGAAGTAAAATCCTTACCCCAACCAATTCCACAATTAAGTACAAACTCTTCATATTTTTTAGTATAATCGAATATCTCTGATAATGTTGTTAAAATTCTGGGCCGACATCCATAACCTCTTTTTCCTATTTCCGTAAATTCTAATCCCAAGTAATAAGGATGATTTACAAATGTTACAATATCTACAGGTCTTTCTTCATAATCTGGATTACCCAACAACCACTTAACTTCTTCAAGTTCTTCTGTTGATGCTTTATTTAAATAACTTTTAGTTGTTTCTTTTAGCATCGTCTAATTTGTTATCAATAAACTTTATTACCTCACCCTTTTCTTTTTCTGGTAAATTTTCTATTTCTTTTACAGTTCCGTTACCGCCAATATTATATTGATTATTTTGCTGAAACATCGGAGCTAACTTCGGAGGGGATATTATTTCACTTATAATCTTCCCAGAAGATATAATACTTTTTGCCAAATTAGTAACCTTTGAATCTAACTTATTTACTTTTGTAATCTCGACTACATTTCCCTCTTTGTCTAAAGTCTCAACTGTTTCAACTTCTCCTACATTTTCAGACTCCTTTGCTTTATTATACCTCTCTAATTCGCTTCCTAAGACATCTATAAATTTTCTGGCTATCAAAGCAGGGTCTCTAGTCTCATAAGCCTTTATTAATTCCATAGTTTTATCATTTTTTGAACAAACTGCACCATCTACTCTTTGGTCACACTTGTCTTTTTCGCAGTCATCGCATCTAATTTCTTGCATAATATATATGTTATTGAGAGGATATTATAGTAAAAAATGTATTTATACTTAGGTAATATTGTATAGTTAGTAAATTTCCACTTACTGATGTAATAAAAATCTTTCTTCTTAAAAAAAATATTTAATCTATCTAATCTTTCAAAAATTGCAGAAGCGACTAATCCAATCTTATTGCAATCTCTTAAATTTCCTCCAGATACTGGAAAGTGAAAATATCCTTCCTTACCCTCATTTTCCTTTAATAAATTAAGCGGCATTGTCCTTCCAGTTATCATAGCTACATTACCATTTAAATCTGCATCCAAAAATAAATGTTCAAACTTAATCATTAATAAAATGTTAAGATTCTTAACTAAATCAGGTAGAATCCACGAAATATCATGACCTCTCGCTTTAAGCTCTCGTATCAAATCTATATTATCAGTTTTTATTGCTATTTTTTTAGGTAAAGAATTTATATCATCATTTTCTGACACGACTGTAATTTCAAACTTTTTTTCTATTAAAACTCTTTGTTTCTCTGTTTCTCTTCTCCCATATATTACAATTTTATTTTCAAAAATGAAAGCTCTATTTTTTGTAAAATAACATGGCATTATCTTAATCCTAGATACAGGAAAAAGCATTCCCTTTCTTTTGATTGGAAACAGTTTCGCCATTGGTTCTCCGTAGTAATGAAACACATTCTCTACGCAAAAGACCTTAACGAGGAGTTCAAACGTCTTTGTTGCTCTCCAAAATATCATGTGAATATTTAGAAAGAAATAAGATTGGTTCTTCTCGATAACAAATTATTAGGTCATTACCATTTTCAACGAATTTACGATATTTGGCAAAATTGTTTCTAAATTCTCGTATCGTTGTCTTTAATATAGACCTTTTTTTGTGTTTTGTCAAGATTTCGCTCATTTCTTTTTCTTAGGTGAGATTTCATTGTCTTTATTTTTGCTGTGAGCAAGTATCTAAGGTAATTAAATGTCTGAAGGTTAGAAACCTTCTTTGATGCAAGTTTTTCAATAAACTTCATGCAATCAGGATTAATACATCCAATATGCAAAACCATAGGTGCTTTACAATCAGGACACCTACCATGATTATCGAAAAATTGATGATAGTCTTCGCTAAATTCCATAACGTACTTTTTTTGCCTTCAATATTCTTATTAATTTATCCTTATACTTACCTGTGTACCGACCAAGGGCTTTTTCTTTTAATATTATTTCAAGTTTATGTCCTTTCTTTAATTCTTCATCGTTACCAGCATTATGAATCCAGTCATGGCTACGCCTTCTCTCTGGTTCTATATTCCAAGCATCATTAACGTCTTCTCCAAAGTATTCACTCTTAAAAAAACAATGATGTGGGTCGTAGCCATCTGAATTTAATATTCCTTCTCTATCCAATACTTCTATTTTAACTTTTAGTGAAATTACCATAAAGCTATTATGGCCCAAATAATTAATAAACAAGTCCAAATAATTACAGAACTTGTAAAAGCATCAGAAAAATTTTGAGCATAATCATCACATCCATTTTCATGTTTTAAAAGGAGATAGATAAATCCATTAAAACAGGAAACCATCATTATGAAACATCCACTTGCAAATAAACCTATTACTCCTAATAAAATCATAAATTTTTTTTAATTATTCTACTACTTCTGGTCCATCTTGCTTTTCTCCTACTGATTCTACTTTATTATCTGTTTCATCTTTAAATGCTTTATCAGCCTCTACTTTTGATTCTCTATCAATAGTATCTGAAATTTCTTGAATTTTTACAAAAGCATCAGCCATATCAGTAGCAATAGTCACTCGCTTATTTGGAGCTACTATAATAAAACCATTAGAAATTTTTTGCAAAATAATTTGTTGGTCTTCAATCATTGTTAACACCTCCTTCCATATTTTTCTTTTATCTGATTATTGTTTTCTTAAAATTGAGTCAAACGGACTCCTCCCTGAATATTCTTGTGATACTTTCTTCAAATGCCTACATCCACATTTTTTACATTCTCTCATTTCAATAACTTCATGCCTAGCTCCCCTCTCTAATTCAATGTAATATATTTCATTACAATTACCACACTTAACTTTTATTGTATATTTTTCCATTTATTTTTTATAATACTTTAATCTATAAATATAGTCATTGCTATCATGCTCTCCTACTATTATATACCCATCCTTCTTTAAGTCAAAAATAATTGCAGACAATCTTATAGTAAGCCTTTCAGCAATACATCTATTTCTAGATATTTTTTTGTGTCGTTTTAAAATCCTTAAAACTTTTTCTTTTTGAGACATA